CTTGGGCACAACAACAGCAACATCTTGCTCAACAAGCTCAAGCTGCTCAACAGCAGGCGCAAGTTGATCCACGTGCAGAAGACTGGGCCGAGAGGAATGAGTGGTTCGGCAGGGACGTTGCCATGACCGCCGCAGCACGAGGTATTCACCTGCAATTAGTAACACAAGAGGGTTTTAACCCACAAAGCGATCTTTATTATCAAGAACTTGATCGCCGCATTCGCGAAAACTTCCCACAAAAGTTTCAATCTGCTAGTATGAATCGTTCAGTCAACCGATCCGTGCAAACGGTTGCACCTGCATCGCGCTCTTCGGGCGTTAATCAATCTGCACGCCGCACTGTGAAACTGACCCCGAGTCAGGTCGCAATTGCCAAGAAACTAGGTGTTCCGCTTGAGGAATACGCAAAGTACGTGAAGGAATAAACCATGGAACATGAGCAAACCACTGAAGTTTCTGCAACCGCGTTGCCGAAATTACGCCGTGAATCACGAGCTGCAATCACTCGTGAGAAGACTGCGCGCCGCAAGCCCTGGGCTCCTCCTTCTAAATTAGACGCTCCTCCGGCACCGGAAGGGTACAAGCATCGCTGGATTCGTCGCGAGACGATGGGATTTGATGATCGAATGAACGTCACAGCAAAACTGCGCGAGGGCTATGAACTTGTGCGGGCTGAGGAACATCCTGATTTCACTTCAGCATCCATCGAAGACGGCAGACATGCAGGTGTGATTGGCGTAGGCTCTTTAGTCCTTGCCCGTATTCCCGAGGAAACCGCGCAGGAACGCAATGCGTATTACTTGAATCGAGCACGTGACCAACAACGAGCGATCGATAATGAGCTGTTGAAATCAAATGCGCATGACAGCATGCGAATCAACGCTCCTGAACGGCGCTCTCGTACGACATTTGGCAGCCGTCCAACGGCTGAAACTTAAATCTTTTTGAAAGGAACGACAAATGGCTAATACCAATAAGCCTTTTGGAATGCGTCCACTCGGAAACCTGTCCGCAACAGGGGCGCAAAAGCAGTATGGTTACCTGATCAAAGAGGACTACGGCACCAATATTTTTCAGGGTGACTTAGTCCGAATTGTCGGGGGATATATCGAACGAGTGACTGCTAACACTCAATCCTCGGTAGGTATCTTCAATGGCTGTTTCTTTAATGATCCTGTCACAGGCAAACCGACATTTTCAAACAAATTTATTGCCAATGCGGCATTTACTGCCGACATTCAGGCCGATATTGTTGATGATCCCAGCCAGCTCTTCTTGATCCAAGCCGATAGCACTGCTATCGCGCAGACCGATATCGGTAAAAACGTGTTCGTGGCCTACAACTCTGGCAGCACGACCACGGGGCAATCAGCAATGACAACCAGTGCAGCGCCTGCAAACACTGCAACGCTCACGTTGAAGATCATTGGTTTGTATGCGGATCCGGGCAACGAGATGGGTGCTTATGCCCAGCTTGTTGTGAAGATTAACAACCACAGCTACAGCAGCACTGGCGTGGCAGGCGTTTAAGGAGCTAAATCATGGCAATTTCACGTGCCCAACTGGTTAAAGAGCTTGAGCCTGGGCTCAATGCACTTTTTGGCCTGGAGTATAAGAACTACGAAAACGAACACTTGCAGATTTATTCTGTCGAGTCTTCTGATCGTGCGTTTGAAGAGGAAGTCATGGAATCCGGGTTTGGTGAGGCTCCGGTCAAGACTGAAGGCGCTGGTGTCGCTTACGACAACGCGCAAGAGGTTTACACCGCTCGCTACACCCACGAAACCATTGCTTTGGCCTTCTCGCTGACCGAAGAAGCCGTTGAGGACAACCTCTACGACCGTCTGGCAGCGCGTTACACCAAAGCTTTGGCTCGCTCCATGGCGCAAACCAAGCAGATCAAAGCTGCTGCGGTGCTCAACGGCGCTTTCACCACCTCGCTCGGTGGCGACGGCAAGCCCTTGTGTGCGCTGGATCACCCGACTCTTGGCGGCCCTGATCTGGCCAACGAGCTGGCTGTACCTGCTGACCTTTCGGAAACTTCGCTTGAGCAGTCCTTGATCGACATTGCAGCGTTCACCGATGAACGTGGTTTGAAGATTGCTGTCCAGGGGCTGAAGTTGATCATCCCGAAAGAGCTCATGTTTACCGCTGATCGCATCATGAAGTCCACGCTGCGTGTTGGAACGGCAGACAACGACATCAATGCCATCAAGAACATGGGCATGATCCCCCAGGGCTATGTGGTCAATCACTTCTTGACCGACCCGGATGCATATTTCATCAAGACGGATGCACCTAACGGCATGAAGATGTTTGAGCGTGTGGCCATGCGTACTGGTTTCGAGGGCGACTTTGATACCGGCAACGTCCGCTACAAGGCGCGCGAGCGGTACTCGTTCGGATACTCTGATCCTCGGGGCATTTTCGGAAGTCCTGGCGCAGCCTAATTTAGGCTTGTGCAAAAAGGGGCCTTTGGGCCCCTTTTTATTTTGCTTTTTATGGGCTATAGTGTCTGTATTCCGGGGTTAGCCCGGTGTATTAGACAGTCCCGGCTGACGACATGCAGACTAATACACCGATATCGCATGTGAGAATCTAATGGCAAATACAACCTTTTCCGGCCCAGTCATATCTGACAATGGGTTCATCGGCAATATTACAGGCGCAGTTGCCTACACCGAACTGACCGCCGCCTCTACATTGACCGCCGCTCAATCGGGCACCACGTTTTTCCTAAACGCTGCTACCGAGTTTGTAACAACGTTGCCTGCTCCGGTTGCCGGATTGACCTACACGTTTATTGTGAAAACGGCCCCTTCTGGAGCCAGTTACACGGTCGTAACGGCATCTAGCGCGAACATCATTAAAGGCCAAGCGGTCAATGCTGCGGGCGTGGCTGGTGATACAGGCACTGCGGATGACACTATTTCTTTTGTTGATGGCCAAGCGGTTGCTGGAGACATGGTCACCGTTATCAGCGACGGCACGAGTTGGTTTGCTAAAGGTTTTTGCGCGGTTGCTGCGGGAATCACCTTCACGCAAGCCTCTTAATAGGAGGCTCTGATGAGCGCCAGTAACATATCGGCAGTCTTTAAGAATGCCACGGGCCAAGCCATTTCAGGAAGAACGCGTGTTTGCGGGCTATATTTCACGCATTCTTCTGCCGCTGCAAGTAATATTGAGTTTTATGACGGCGACGCAGACACAGACCCGTTACTGCTTAAGATTGCATCAACAACGGTTGCAGATTCACAAAACTTTGTGATACCTGACCAGGGAATCCTGTTTAAGGATGGAGTATTTGTGAAGCTTGGTGCTTCTATACTGACCGTGACTATCCTGTTTGAAGGCGGAGCTGCTGCCTAATGGCCAAGTCTAAGGGTATGGGGATTGCGACGTCGGTCAAGAGCGGTAATTTTCGACCGACCAAGCAGGGCGCAGGCATGACGCAAAAGGGCGTCGAAGCCTACCGCCGAGCCAACCCTGGGAGCAAGCTTAAGACAGCAGTGACCTCGGACAATCCAGGACCCAAGGACGCTGCGCGCAGGAAGTCCTTTTGTGCTCGTTCAGCGGGCCAGATGAAGCAGTTTCCTGACGCAGCTAAAGACCCAAACAGCCGTATACGGCAGGCTCGACGTAGATGGAAATGTTAAATGGACCCAATGATTTTTTGGAACTTAATTACTTCCGTTTTGATTGCGTTGGTCATGTTCATGCTTAAAAATTCACATGACGAACAGCAACGCATTCAGATTCTTCTGAATAAAACAAGGGAGGAAATCGCTCGTGACTGTATCACTCGCGCAGAAGTTCGCGCAGACCTTGAAAGGATCATGGAACGTTTTGATGCAGGCTTTGAACGGCTTGAAGCAAAGATTGATGCGCTTGTTAAAAAAGGACAGTAAGGATGGCCACTAAATCCGGGGTTAATGCAGCAGGAAACTACACCAAGCCTGGGCTTCGCAAGAAGATCGTGGCCCAGGTCAAGGCCGCAGCCACTCATGGCACAGGCGCTGGAAAATGGTCCGCGAGGAAAGCACAGCTTGTAGCTAAGAAGTACAAAGCCGCTGGTGGAGGTTATCGTGATTAGGAAAGTAAGAAAATTTAGTGAGGGTGGGTCTTCAAGTTACGAAGGCTATGTACCCTTAAACAAAAAAGGCGCGGTAATTATTGACGAGAAATCGGCAACCCGTGAAGATAAGGCTAGAGGGGCAAAAGAATCTTTTGATAGAGATCTTGAGGGTATGCGTTCTGCCTATGAAAGTTACAAGAGTAAATCCGATCCCACTAGTCAAGAAATATCTAGACGGTTGTCTAG